GGTTCATCACATAGTGAGGGATGCCCAGTGCGGCGGCGACCCGGCGCGCATCGAGGATGTCATCGGGCGAACAGCAGGATTTCGATCCACAGCGGGCACCGGAGGCGTCCCAGAGCTGCATGGATGTGGGGGGACAAAAATACTTGCAGCAACCGGGAAGGGGCGGGATTAGGTGGGATGATACGGGATGTGCCTGTTATTATTACGCATTCTCTGTTATCTCATTATGGCCTTTTGCTGCAAATGAATGACGGTTCAGTGCCTTTTTGGCAATCTCGGACGAAATGATTTGCAGCAGCCTCAGCTCCCGTTTAAGGCGTTCAAAAAGGCTATTTTATCGGCATTTGCGCACTCACCAGGGCCCGTCGAAGCCCAGAAAATGGTTAAGTTAAAGCCCTCGAAGTTAACCATTTCGCCATCTCAAATTGAGATATGGTTAAGTTTGTAAGTATACGAATATACTGGGAAAAATAGCAGTTTGGGTGCCTTCAACCTATTTCCTAACTTAACCATGTTAACCATAGCAAAGATTTCATAGCTTCCGAAAATACCGTATTTCACCATGACACAAATGTCAGACCCTTCCGTCGATTGCCCGCTGAATGTGGTCGCTGATGATCTCCACCGACTCCTGTATATCGTCGTCGTCGAAGCCCAGATACGGCCGCGCCGGTATCCTCGATCCTGGGTGTTGCACCGACTTCACCGGGTGTAATCCTCCCAGCCAGGCCAGCGCCTTTTTCCTCTTTGGCTTGATGACGTGAGACGGTGTTTTACCACCGAGCTGGTGAATGGCCGCGTAGACCACATTGGTACCTTGTATAAGTGCGTGCTGCAGCGCCGAGTAGATAATGCTCTCGCGCAATCGTCGGGTGTTTGTCAGCTTCTTGAGCGACGGTTTATTAGCGTACGAGGACAACAGCAACGGCTTCCAGGCAACTCCGCCCGGGCCGCGCTCGGTCGTGAACCGGCGGTCTACCACGTCCTGCATATGCTCGCCGATCTCGACGAACGCCGGCCGTAGCCGCTTGCCGGCGCGTCTCAGCCGTTGGAGTACTTCCCTGACCTCGCGGGCATCTACCTTGATCCTGACGCCGGCCATGAGTTATACTTTCTCCAGAGGTTGCGCAGTTGGCAGAGCGCAGCGCAGGGGCTTAAACCCCGAACCGCGTGATGGGTGGGCCGTGGCCCCGCACCCGGCGACGCGAGGCATGAGTGCCCACGGATAGCTCATCGCCGGAAGCCTCATTCTTCCCTACTCCAAACCAGGTGCCCGCGCCGAAATGTATCGAGCGGCTTGTTCGGATCTCGCTGGAAGAACGTGAGGCCCGTCCAGAATCCCTGCGAGACCTCGCCCACCAGCACCAGCGATTGCCGCAACGGCAGGTTGATCCGCTTGATATAGCGCCGGCGAATACCGACCTTTCCCGTGAGCTCGTTGCGAGCGAATGACACCCAGATCTCGAACGGATTTTCGATAGTCTCGCGGATGAAGGGAAAATAGCGCTCGCGTCCGTCGAGGCGGGATTTATCCTCGAGCATATGATCCACCAGCGCCTGGTTCACCTGCACGACCTCGCCCCGCGGGTCTTCGATCGCTGCTTGCGCTCCACCGATAGCCGCCCGCAGCGTATCCCTCAGGTCGCTTTCTGACCGGGTCCGCTTCGCTGGTTTGGTCTTGGTCTTATCCGCCGGTACCGCGGTTTCAATTCGCGATCGGTGTCGCGGAGTGGTGTCGCCGAAAACCGACCACTTGCCGCCGGCCTGCAGATCGATCAACGCCTTGGCCAACGGCCGGCCCCAGGCAGCCTCGCCAACATTGTAATCCCAGCCCAGGCCGACACCCTTCGGCAATCTTACGTTGCCGCCCGTGCGCGGATCTCGCCGCGTATAGGTACCGTCGTCCGGCGCCGTATCCGGCGCTTCCTTGCCCAGTTTGCGCAAATCGCGGTCGCCCTTCGCGGTAACCGAGCACGAGCAACCCCAGTCGTTAGGCGGATAGTGTGCTTCCCACCAGGGGTCGTCATGGCGCAGCACCAGGCCGTCCCAGGCTAGGTGCTGCGGCCGCGGGTTCACACTATCGCCGTGGTGGTATTGCCAGTACGGGCGAACGCTGAGCAGGTCGGGGTCTTTTAGTTGCTGGTAGCGACCGGCGCTGTAAGCCGTGCGGATATTGGTCTGATAGATAACGCGCGAGCGCCAGCCTGGTTTTCCGGTGTGCGTCCAACCGTGCTTTTCCACAATCGCGTCGAAATCGTCACGGAAATCCTCGAGCGTGGTTCCCTTTGCGATCGCTTTCAGCACCGCCGCCTGAAAGTCCGCCAACAGCTCGTCGCGAATGCCGCCGGCGACGGTAAAGGCACGGGTGTGCATCGCTCCCTCAAGATCGCGATAGTGCTCGGTCGGCACTCTAACCTTGCCCTTGAAAAACTTGATTGCCGCGTCGAACGGCAACGATTGATACTCAGCTCCCATCGACAATATCGAATCGTCCGGCGAGCTCTGCCGCCAGCAAGGCACGTTCAATCATTGTCCCGAGCTTTGTCGGGTCCATCGAGCCATACAGTCCCAGCAACCGATCCCGCAGCCCCTCGAGGCTGGTCGCGTTGAGTACCAGTTGCTTTACATCCTCGATCAACCCGTCCATCGCCTCGGCGGTTTGCTCGTCGAGCTGCTCGGTAAACGGCAGGTCGGGGCCCGGTTCGCCTTCTCCGAATTCGATTGCAGGCGTCGGCTCCGACGTCGACTCCGGTTCATTCGCCGAGATATCCGTCCACTCTCCACCATAGGTATTGATAATGTATTTGAGCGTGGGTCTATAACCCATGTCGAAGATAATCTTATCCCTTTCGGCACGCGCCTTGAGGTCTTCCGGCTCTTCGATCACCCTGCGGGCGTGCGGCACGGACGCGCCGGGATAATTCCAACCGACAAGCCACGAGAGGGGCCCGCGCCGTAAGCTGTCATTCAGCAAATCCGCATCGGCTCGCACGACATCCTGCTTTACATCAGCATGCTCCTGAGCCTGAGATAAAGACGCGCCGTCGTCGGTCGTCATGGTCTGGCAAAGCACGACCTTGCTGATAGCCTTATCCATTCTGTCCGAGAGCTCGCGATAATCGGCGGTGCCGGAGCGCGAAGCCTCGATCAGCTCGATCGGCATTCCCGCCGGTACCGTGATACTCGTGGCATTTCTGATAGCCTCGCACGCCTCCAGTAGTTTCTTGCGATCCGTTTCCCCGGCACCCAGTGGATACTCGCCCTTCACGGTCGGGGCCCCGAATTTTTCCAGGAAGATCAGCCAGAACTTGATATCATTGCGCTTGAAGAAAACCGGCCAGTACAGCCAATACGCGAGGCCCATGCCATAGGGATTGTCATCGTTGTCGGCGCCTGTGGCAAAAGTCCAGAACTTACGCTCCGGCATTATTTCACCGCCGGGTTTTCCGGTCACCTTCAACCGCAGCGTTCCGTCCTTGCCGAACATGAACCGTTTTTGCTTGCGCACCTTTATGTCATCGATGAACAGATGCCGGCCGTCAATTCCGTACATCAATTCCCCGACGGCGTAGCCGTAAAAAATGCCGTAGTGCATCTTCGTCGTCGTGTCGTTGAACAGCAGATGTTCAATGTTCTCGCGCACGAAATCGGCGGCTTTCTTATCTTGCCTGCCCGAGCCGCCGGGCTCGATCACCAGCGGTGCCGAGATCAAGGCACTCCGACGTTGTTCGAGAGTACTTTTGACCTGGTCATCACGCAGCACCGGCTCGTACGCCGCCAAGTCGCCGCCTTTCAAGGCGAGTATCGAGTCCTCGTGTTTGGCAATCTCGCCCAGATACCCGTCGGCGACGTGTTGGCCCGCGCCTACGGCTGCAACTTCATCGAACAGCGCCGGCTGCTTTTTATCACTCTTTCTATTCTTCTTAGAAGCCATCTGAATCCGTCCCGCTGGGGCTGAACATGACTCCGAAACCTACGTCCGAATAATTGCCCTCGCCGTCAAAGGCGCTCGTCTGCCGTCCGCCCTCGGTAAAATCGATCACGACGTTGTCCTGCTCAGTTGCAAACCAGGCCATTGCCAACGCGACCGCCGCGTCACCATGACGCTTGCCGCCCCGAGCCTTATCGGTACGCGATCCGTGCGGTAACTTGGGTATTCCGTCGATAACCTTTATCGCTCGCAGATCGGCCAGCACCTCGGAATCTTGCGGAATGCCGACGAGCTTGGCGTCCTCGAGCCCGGCCTTGAAGCGGGGCATGTTGGTCTGGTACCACTCGTTACTGAGCATCACCTGGTGAATCCGGCCGAACCCGTAACGCTGGGCCGTGACCTCCGCCAGGTATTGACCGTTACCACGAGCGTCGAGCGCTCCGCCGGTAAACTTCGGCAGATTGTCGATGATCCAAAATAGAATCTGTTTCTGCTGCTGAAACGGCACCCTTGCTAATTCGATCATCGCGCGTACGCGCCGTACCAACGTGCGCTCTTCTTGGATGAGCGCCAGTACCGTCAGGTCGATGTCGCGGGCAAAGTCCTCGCCAAAAAACGACCGTAAGTCGGTGGCGAACAATGGCAATAGCGGAGCGAGCTGCTCAGTGCACCAGGCCTCGGTTTCGCGCCAACGCTCGTCTTCCGGTCGGCGCGTAAACTCGTCGTTGCAGCTGTAACGAACGATCGGAGTCTCGTCGCTCATGCGCGATTCGATAAGTATCCGGGGTAGATAGGTTCCGCCGGAGCGCAAGGGAATACAAAACAATTCTTCGTCGGCGAAAGCGCCGTAAAAATCAATCAGTTTCTGGCGCCACTCGTCTTCGGCTGCTTGCGACCAGGTGCGCCCGGTAACCGTACAGATTCGACGATAGAGACCTTCGGACAGGGCGTCGTCGAGCGTGATGCGGTGCAGGCTGTAAGGCGTCTTTCCCGCGCGGATATTGTCGACGAGTTCGTTGAAATAGTTGTCCACGCCGTTGTGCGTGCTGATGATGCAAACGCGACTACCCCAAACCAACAGGGCGTTCGCGGCCTTGATCAAACCAGGCAGATCATCGTGGAACGCCGCTTCATCGATAACCACTTTTCCCTGCTTACCGCGCAAGTTGCGCGGGCGACTCGATAAAGCGGTGATCCGAAAACCGGAATCGTAGCGAATCCGAAACGCCAGTATCTGCTTTTTCTCATCCTCGATAACGATCTCGCCTTCATACTGGGCGGCGTGACCGTAGTGCTTTGACCAGAACGCGCAATCGTTGATGAACTCTTCCGCCATGTCTTTGGTGTAACCGATATACCAAACGTCATCACCGCCGGCATTGCGCGCCGCAGCCGCCATTAGGGAAGAATCGGCCGCCTCGGCCCAGGAAAGGCCCACCCGGCGGCTTTTCTCGCAAACCTTCACCTCGGAGCGATCCGCCAACCAGCGTTGTTGGTAAGGTAATAGAACCGCTTCCGTGTTCATGCCTGCACACCCAGGATTTCCGCGCGAATCTTGTCGATAGTCTCGGCCGAAAGCCCCTCGGAGCGCACCAATTCATCCACACTGTCGGCGGCCTTCGCGACGCGCGTCTTGATGTCGGCGGCCAGGCGCTTTTGCCCCACGGTCGCCTTGCCCAGCTCGGCGATCGCGCGGGCAATCTTGTCAATGCTGGGCACGTCCATATCATCTACTTGGAGCTCGACCAACACCTGGAATAGACGGTCTTGGACCAGCCGAATTAGCGCGTCGTTCAAAGCGCCCTCGTCGTCCGGTGTGGCCTCGACCACGGCCTTCGCCATTTCGGTCGAGATCTTCAACGCGTCCAGGCGTAGCTTGAATTTCTGCCCGTGTCGATGAAGCGCGCTTTTACTGATCGAGAATCCCCGCTCGGTCAACCAGTCCGATAGTTCTTCATAGCCACCGAAGCCGCTGGCGATCAGACGAGCATGGAGTTCCTCTCGCACGCCTTCGGGCAATAGATCGACAGCGGCGGGGACGCCCATGTCAGTCCCAGTATTTTGCTGGACGGGCTATGCCTGGCTGGCAATCAACCGTGTATTCCACGACGTCGACACCGTGGTGATTGATCTTGGCAAACCAGACAGGAGTATCGCGTTCGGAGATTTCAATTAGTTTGCGGTCATCCAGATAATCCAGTTCCTGCCGTAGCTCGAACTGCGTGGTGTCCGGAACAAGCCCCTGTACCGTTTGTAGGATTATCTGCTCGGTGGTACCGATCGGGCGCGCACTATGCAGCGTCCGCAGTATCAACCAACGGAGGTTCTCGCGGCGCGACTTCTGAATGTCAAGACCGCCCATTGTCAGCTACCTCCTGCCGTTTGATGATAAGGTTGGCCAACCCGTCAATTTTTCCGTGCAGAAGCGACACGTCCTTGATCCAAGAATCACGTTGGACGTATTTCTCGGGGAGTTCGACCCGGATGTTCATGATATCGGTTTCGATCTTCCGCCAATGTGTCTCGTTGCTCTCACTGATCTTCTGGATACCTTCAAATTTGGTATCGATATAAGCTCGGTACGCATCCTGGTAATTCCGGATGGCGCGCGAGAACAACCACTGCGTCAGAGCGATCAGACCGCCGCTCCAGGTCAACGCCACTGTCACCAGCAGCGCCACAGCCTTCCAGCTGATTTCGACGGTAACTGTTTCCACGGGTTAGGCGCTCGATTTGTCGTTGCGTACAAACGGCCAGAGCGAGATACGCTTGGTAGCCCGGTAGCGACCGACCGCGACCAGGGCAATACCCACGAGCCGCACTGCCGTGACCGCGATTCCGAGCGGCACCGTCAGCCCGGCCAAACCCACGCCCCAAACCAAGAGCTCCCCGATTTCCGCGGCGGTCAAGGTAACGCCGGCGCCGCCAATAATGGTAAGGCTCTGAGCCCAACCCTTCACTTCCGGCTGCACGGTTTCCGGCTGCGTGGTTTCCGGCTGCACAGTTTGCAAACCGTCCTGCAACGACTCTTCATTCATGATTGCACCTCTTGTGAATGCTGAATTCTCAGCTTGCGGTAGTGCAGCTTTATCAATGGCACATATTCCGCTGCTTCGTCTGGTAATAGGTCGATCATCAGCGCACCGTGCCGTTGCAGGTGATTCTCGAGATTCCCGATACCCCAGTTGTAGGCGATGCGCGCCAGGGTGAGATCGTCGTTGAGCCGGTTTAGCAACCAGCGCATGTAACGCGCGCCCGCGAATATCGATGCCTTCGGGTCGGTGCGCTCGGCACCTTCCCAGGGAATCCAATCACCCCAGGTGAGCGGCATAAATTGCATCAGCCCCACGGCGCCGGCCGGACTAACCTTTAGGGGATCGAGCGAACTCTCCTGGCAGGCCTGAGCCTTTAGTGCCAGCCAATCGAGATCGGACTCCTTAGCCGCTTCGCGAAACCAATGATCGTATTTAGTCGTCCATGCCATTGGAGAAGCTTAGCGAACGGCTGGCGGGAATAATTTTTACAGCTATAAAAAAAGGCGGTGAATCAGATATCCAGCTTTTCCTGGCGTCGATCACGCTCGCGCGCGACTATCCGGTAGATGCTGGCAAGCGCCATTCCGTACTTCCGGGCCAGCTCCTGCGCGTTCGAGCCCGAGTACTCGTCATAAATAGTGGCGTCCCGTTTGAGCTCCTCCATGCGGCGACCCTTCGGAATATACATGTTGATGCCCGACCAGTGTTCCCGGATGTATTCGGCGATCCCGGCGCCGATCTCTTTAGCCACCTGCTCTTCAGCCATACCGCGCTCAATGATTTGCTCAGCCACCTGGGCGGCCAGGTCGGCAAACAGCTCAGGATAATCCCATCCACTCACGGGTAACTCCTTCCATGTCGTGCGGCATCCTTACTTAAAGCCGCGATGATGCCGCGCAGCTGATGCGGGCGGCACCAATCCACCCGGTCGACCCGGTACATATGGCGCGCCAAAGAATGCGCGTACACCCAGGGGCGCCGTGAATCGGCCAGTAGGGCCCCTATTTTGCGCAACAACGGTTCCTTGCCGAGGTTCTTGCTTGATGGTGCCTTCGGTTTATCGGCGCGCCATCCGCGGGCTTCCAGGTGCTCGAGCACGGCCGCGCGCCCATGCGCGTCCAACTCCGCCGCCGAGCGCACCCGCGCGATCGACCAGAGCATGTCGCGATACAGCGCGTCATCGAATCCGAGCGCCTTCTTGGCGATATGTATCTTGGCCAGCTCACGCCGGCGGATTTGGTTGTCGTTGGCTTTCACTTCAGGTCTGATATTCCGGTTTCGGGGCGGCGCTATCCTTGCCGGCCGGTTTTGGTTTCAGTTTTCCATTCGTTGCTTCGACCAAGGCCAGAACGCGCCGTGCCAGGTGAAATTCATAGGCAGAGGCGCCGAGTGCCGGGTCTATCGACCATAGGGTGATAAACCTGGCCCAGGCCGGCTCCTCTTCTTCTAGCTCGGTTTCGACCCTGCGGCAGATGTGCAGGTTTCCGTCGTTGCCGAGAATGATGTCCCAATCGTTCAAGTTACAAGCCCTTTCTATCGAGTATTGTGGAGCCGGGGGCGCGGTGGTCGTACGCCCCCGGCTCGATCGTAATGGGGTGGAAGGAGGGCCGCGAGAAATGTGGCTTGGTTCATGGCTAAGCATCTTTCAGGCGGACGAGTTCTTCCCGCTTGCCCTGCCAGCCGCAGCCAACGAGGGAAAAAGCACGACGACAGGCGAATCGAATGTCGGCTTGCTTGCGTACGTAATACTCTCCGCGCTTGTGGCCTCGTTTGCGATCACTCTTTTTGCGCTGGTAAACGACCGGATAGGATACGAGGAAGCAGTAAAAGGTCGTTCCACCGCACTTTGGGCAACTCAAAGAGAACGCCGTGATTTTACTGGTGGAATCTCTCATGCGGCGTTCCCCTTCAATATGATTTTTCCCTGGCGCAGATCTTCCAACGTTTTCATGGCAGCCGCGTGATATTTGTTGATCACGGCTACCTGCTCGCGGGTGATGCCCCGGTAAAGGTGTAGGTCGTAGCAAACGAGGTTCAAGGTCACGTACTCGATCAGGGCCGGCACCGGCGGCTTATCCTCCGCGTCGGCGAAGCGCGGATATTGCGGCAGGCAAGCATCGACGTAACGGCTGCGATCGAAGATGTAGCGCCTGATCACCTCGCATGTTGGTTCATTGCCCAGAGGCAATTCGTCATGAGCCAGGCCCATTTCCGCCAGCACGGCCGCAACGCTGGTATACGCGGGCAGTAAGGGCATAACGCTGGTATATCCATTCAGCCTCATGCGATCGTCTCCAAACTGTACTCGACCTCGAAAAGACCGAGGGAACCTTTATAGGCTCGGAATGGCAGTGCTTGGCGCTTCACCAAATGGAATCCGTATTGATCCTGCTCATGCCAGGCGTTAGCGCACATGTCGCCGGGCTGATGTACGGCAAGCAGCTCGGCCATTCCCACGATGCCGCCGGTCTGCAATTGGTTCAGGGCGGGTAATTCGTGCCCGTGTATTAGCAGATATTCGTGAGCATCCCTCTCCACTGTTTTTGAGGCATGAATCAACAAGGGACCACGATAACCGGTGTTCCAGCTACGGTTCTCGATGTTCTTCCCTCCGTAGATAATCATCCAGGCCCAGGGCTGACGAACACTAAGCGCTTTCATTTTTACTTCATCCCCTTTTATTCGCCCGCGAATTCACCAGCAGCATGGCGTGGACAGGAGTTATCTTCTTCGCCCGCAACATTGCGAGCGCCATCGAATTACCGGTAAGCCGCAACAGCTTTTCCGCCAGTTCGTATTGCCGGTTTTCCGTTTCAGTGTCCCACTTGACGATGACAGCACTCATTTTGGATCACTCTGCTCCCAGGGCATGTGCATGATGGGAAATTCATTGTGCCAACGGTCGTCGAGTACGCATCCAGAATATTTCTTACCAATGCGGGCGAATGAAAGGGACCTAATACCCCGGGTGCAACCTGTTTTCAGCCCCTGCGGCCCCGGCACCAGCCGCGCGCCAAAGTAGGATTGCTTGCCCTTGATTGTTGCCGCGCTGAAGGCTTTGTGCTGATCTTTGTTGCGCGCCTGGTCGTAACACAGGTATTCGCCCCATTGTTTGAAATAGAAGGGACAATCCATATCTTTGGCTTGATCCCGCAAAGACCGCACCCAATCCGAGTGCGTTGGCCGCGCACCGGGCCCCGATTCGCCTCCTGCAATCAACCAACCGATCTGTGCGCCGGCGCAGGGATACGCATCGACGATATCGATCGGACCCAGCAAGGGCTCGGCGCTCACCACGTGTAAGGCCGCCGAAGTTGTTAGTAGCAACGGTATGCGTTCGTTGGCCGTCTCCTGATCCTCCACCGAAACGCCGAGCCAAAGATTACGGAGCGGCCACTCGCCGGTAATTCTGGCGCGCCCAAACATACTTACGATCCGCTCCATCCGTTCGGGCCGTTTGGTCAGCACCACGAATACGTGATGTTCACAGGTGGCAATGGTCTGCAGTACTGCAATGATAAAACCCGTCGGCACGTCATCGTGGAACAGGTCACCCATTGAGCAGACGAAGACGATCCCCGGCTTCTTGGTATTGCCCGGCACCACAAGGCGCCCGTGGTGGTAACGCACCTCGCGGAAATCGCGCTCACCCCAGAACCGCTTGGCCTGACGTTCGGCGTAGCAGTTTTTGCAACCAGTGCTGACCTTGGTGCAGCCGCTGACCGGGTTCCAAACGTAATCGGCCCATTCGATTGCCGTGCGTGTCAACCTGGGTTTCATGACCGCTCCTCGACGACATTTGAAACCGCAAGAGCGATTTGTCCCTGGAGGAATTGTATGAGGGTTTCAACCAGACTGATCAGAAACTGATCAGGTATGACCTCAGCCAGGTTCACGAGCTCGGAGATCAGGCGGCAGCAAATGGCAACTTTGTGTTTTTCGGTCTGACCGGACTCCACGACCCCGGGCACCAGCAACTCAGCCTCTAACTCGATTGCCCGTTTTATGGCTGCGTCGCGCTCGGTTAGAATTATCAGATAATTCTCCCGCAACAGCTTGATGGTTGACCCGAGGATTTCGCAATCACGCTCGAAAAATTCCGGGTTCGCGGTATCTATCGGCAGTTGCTGCCCGCGCCGCTCGGCGCACTCATCCAGCACGGTGCGCGTGGTCTCGCTGGTTTCCACTTCGGCCTCCTCTTCTTCATCTAGTCCAATGATCGACATGAGTTGCTTCCTTTCCTGGTTCGCTGGTTGTAATCACGGCGTGTCCGGCCGAAATGCTGCTCGGCATCGACCGGGCAAAACCATTCGCCGCATTAGAGGCACTTATAGGCAAACCGCAGGTAATAACTCCAAATTTCGACTCGGCGAATTGGCGCCGGACTCGTTTTTGTTTAGCCGAGTTTGAATTCATTGCCTTGTTTTGCCTCCAGGAGCTTTTCGAGGAATTCCCCGTATTCCCTGATGTCACGGCGCAACATCCAGCGGGGATTCTCTATTTCCTGCGCGAACGGCTCGAGCGCGTACCACGCCTTTTCCAAAGCCTTGGCGGCTCGCTCAACTTGTTTCCGCGTAGCCATTAGGTCGGTAACCTCAACTGACCACGCAGGTCTGGCAGGCTGACGCGTTTCATGGCGGCGATCTGTTTGAGACTGGTCATGGCCCGTTGGTAAAGAAACTCGCAGGTGGCGTTGAGTTCCTCTTCCGTGCGCGCCATGAAGTACCCCATGCTGGGATGGGCGCAGACGTGACAACCCTGCATCCTCAGGTCGACCACCAGGGCCCGCAGACGGCGTTTTGCCACCGCCCGCGGGATGTCATCCTGCGTAATCTCCTCGCATAACCCGTCTGCGCTAATGCCCTCGGTCGAACCGATATGGCGATTGAGAGCGAACAGCACGTCGTGGTGATTGAAGTCGCGCATCATGATCAAGCTCCTTGCATCTCGGCGTGCGCGTGGCGCACTAAATCCGCATTGAGACTGCCATCGGTTTGCGACGCCGCCAGTTGCGCCAGGCGCAGCGTTTTGGTCACGCCACGCAACGCGCCTGCTTGAGCGGAGAGATTACGCACCAGCTTTCGCACGTCGCCGTCCTTGATTTCCCAGGCCTTTATCAGCGCGTCGACGTCGGCCGCCAAAACGGTCTTGAGGTGAATCCTTCGCCCGATCCGTGAATACAGTTGCGCGAACGCCGCTTTTCGCGTTTGCCCGGAAATCTTCACATAGACAGTGTCATTGCCCATGAACACCAGCCCGACCGTGCCCTTGGCCGTATCGTAAATGGATCGCAATTCCTCAAGGGCGTCGGGCGCCAGGTGCTGCGCTTCATCGATTATGAGCAATCCCTTGCTGTTGGTAACAACCTCCTCGACCTGTTCCTTGAGAATAGCGGTGGACATGTAATTGTTGACCGCGTTGCGGATGCCGATTGCTCTAGCCACTCGTTGCAAGCAGGCCCGTACGTTTTTGGTCGAGGGCGACATGGTGGCGATCCAGGCGTTCGGCCGGGTGTCGCGATACGACTCGGCGGTAATCGTCTTACCGACGCCGGCCGCCCCGTGCACCACGGCGATATCGCCCGCCATTTGCGCATAGGTCAGGACTGACATCACCTTGCGCGCCGTCGCGGTCTCGAACCAGGTCGGCGCCTGCGGCAGCCCCAGGTTCCGGCGCTCCTCCCGTGCCACCAACCACTGCTCGATCCGGCGTTGCACACTTTGGTTATCGCCTATGTATTTGCCGCGTAACCACTGGTTAAGTGCCGTTTTCGAGATCCCGGTCTCATCGGCGATCGTCGCTTGCGACACTTCGCCCGTGTCCAGGATCTCGAGCACTTCCTTGGCAACATCCCTCTTTTCCATCACCACTACTTTTGACATGTGCTGCTCCCGCTAAATATGGTTTTTAGTGAATTCCTCGGCGGCTCGCTCGAGCAAGCTGCCGATTTCGCTCTGTCTGTATTCCTGCTCCTGGGGTTCGTCCGCGAACGGCTCGCCGCCCGCGGCTTTGCGAAATACCGGCTGCACGACTTTCGCTTCGGGTGGCTCCGGATCCTCGATACCGGGCAATAAATTGGCGGCCTCAAGCGCGGTCATGCGCAGCTCGGCTGCCAGTGCATCTTTATTCGCCTTCACATACCGGCGCTTCTCCCGCGCGTGTTCGCGGGCGGCCTGAGTGTCATTGAAGCCGGTCTTGTGCTGGCAATCGGCAACGGCGATGAAACGACCGGCCAGGTCGTAAACGAATACCTGCTGGTGCAACGCTTGGGGATCGAAACGCACGATTACTTTCCGCCCCATCCAGTCGGACAACTCCTCGCACCAATAGCGGTTCTTGAAGAGGAAAATACTGGCGTCCTTCGCCGAGCAGCTCACCTTGTCGGCTGCCAGCAACCACAACCGGCGTTGAGCCACGGTTGCCTTGCGGATGGTGGCGCTGGCATAGGACTCGTCGAACGCCATGTTGAACGAACGACCGGCGCAAACTGCCGAACGCCGTCCCAAGCGTGCATCGTGAGCTCTCACCTCTTCCTCGAGAACCTTGAGGAATTTCTCGAGCGCAACGGCTCGATCCCCGTAGTTCTCAGGTTTGGCCAATGGGCTGTTGCCCGTGTAGGCCCCCGTAAAAGCGGGGTGCTTGCTGACGTATTCGCATAAATCGCCAAAGGCCCGCTCGATCGGTTTGGCCTGGCCGTGGTACGGCGTGCAAAAATGCACCCGCACTCCGAGCTGGTTGAAAATGCCGAGCGGTTCGTCTTCCAGCCGCTTGAAGCGGAAACGGAAATCCATCCTTCCGGTCAGCCACTTGCTCGCGAATCCCCGGCCGTTGTCCAAGTAGGTGTCGCGTGGAATTCCGTACCGCTCGACCACGTCGCCGAAGCTCAGCCTAACGGCGTCGGCGTTTTCGGTTTTATCGATGCGGTATCCGAGCATCTTGCCCGAATATACGTCTTGCCAGAAAACCCCACGCGGCCGCGTGACCGTACCGTCCGGCCACTTCACGAATACATCGAATATGTGCCCGTCGGCGTTCACGGCATCCAGAGCGTTCAGGTGTGATTTGTCACGTTCCTGGGCGGGAAATGAATTAAGCAACGAGAGTTGTCCCTGCCGCGCCAGCACGATCACTGGTGTCGGCAATTCCCGCTCGATTCGCCGGGTGAAGGCCTTCAACGACGGAATCATCCAACCTTCCGCCTGCGCGGCCCGCGTCAAGCGCTCGTAACAAGCGGTCGCCGCCGGCGCCTCGGGCCGCAGATAATCCGCCTTGAAAAAGTCCCAAGCCTCGACCGGAATCGGAATCGCGTGTCGCCCGCGCTCGGTATATCCGGGGCACAAGACCGGCGCCCAATCACGATGGTCAAGACCCCGTACCAATTTGTCCCAATTCCAAATGGTGCGCTCGCTCAAGCCGTGCCTGAGCGAAATCTCGGCAGCGGCCTCGCGCTTTTTCATCGAGTGCAACAGGTAATGTAGTTCGCGCAGAATGGCCGCGCGCCGCCCGGCTTCCTTCCGTAGATGTTCCGGCTTCCGCTCGAACCGCAACCAGAAGGATTCTCGGTCGGCAACTTCCGGTTGAGGCGCCGGAG